TTCCATGTTCTTCTTGAAGACATTCGCTGAAGAAGGAATGTATGTCAGAGGGCTTCCCCCAAGAAATACTCCAGATGCCAAAATGAAGAGTTTCTTGCCATTTTGTACACTAGCTGAATCTGGCGTGGTGACGATGGTGAGGGGTGATTGGAATGAAGAATTTCTGACAGAACTTGAAAACTTCACTGGTGAACGTAAGAACAAAGATGATTGGGTGGACTCCACATCAGATGCTTTTATGACAATTGCTAGGACAGCCACTATGGCTATTGTAGCCCCTCCTGATATGACAGGGGCATCCCCTGTAGTGAATATTGAGACACTAAGTGGGGGTGGAGGAGTGTTTTTAAATTAAAGGGCAAGAGTATACTACAATATGTTGACAAACGCAACAGAGTGTTGTATAATTGCCCCATAAACCGAAAGGAGTGGGAATGGCTACCAAAAAGGCACCAAGGAAAGCTGGCTTGTCCCCTGACCCAGATACAGTGGTTCCTCGTATTTCTGGTTCTGAACAAGGCTTTACGGGCCTCAGAACAATCAATAGCGTCCTGCTTGAAGAACAAAATAGGGTGTTTCGATACCCAATGTTCCTCAAAACTGTCGCAGAAATGAAGACAGACCCTACGATTGCTGCTGCACTTAATGTCTATCGAATGATGATGACTAGGGTGAAATGGACAGTGAAACCGCCAGACAATGCTACTACAGCAGAACAAAATAGGGCGCAATTCATTCATGAATGTGTCCATGATATGGAACATAGTTGGAAAGACTCCATGTCAGAAATCGTTACATATCTCGAATATGGCTTCTCCATCATGGAAAAGGTGTATCGCAGACGCACTACAAGGAATGGGAGTAAGTTCAACGATGGACTCGTAGGCTTGAGGAAACTCGCCCCTCGTGGACAAGATACCATTCGACACTGGAATTTTTCTGAAGATGGTAGGGAGTTGATGAGTATTGGACAATCTTTACGTAACATGGAAAACGGGTATCGTTACCAAGTTATGTTGGATACGAAAGATACTAAAGACGGCTTGCTTACAATTGACAGGGAAAAATTCTTGCTGTTCTCTGCTGATAGTGTGAAGGGCAATCCAGAAGGTAAATCCATTCTGAAGCATGCCTATTTGCCTTATAAGCAGATGACAAAAATTAAAGATCAAATGTTTATTGGTGTTGCTAAAGACATGACAGCAATCCCTCTCCTCACTCTTCCTCCGAAGATGATGGACTCGAATGCCACTACTCAAGAGCAACTTGCATACCAAGCATATCAAACTCTGATTAACAACATGGCAGCAGGTACACAACGTGGTGTAATTATGCCAGCTATGTTTGACCCTGAGACTAAACAGCCAATTTATGATTTGAAGCTGCTAGAAGCCAAAGGTCAACCAAGATTTGATTTGCAACAAATGATTAAAGCTTTGCAAACAGATATTCTTGTAGCATTGAGTGCAGATGTTATCACATCCGTGGCTGATGCGCAAGGGTCTTTTAGTATTAAGAATTCCAACACAAATCTCTTGGCAATTGCTGTAGAGCACCGTTTGAATGAAATTCGTGATGTGCTGAATAATGACCTTGTACGCCAATTGTTTGAATTGAATGGATGGGATACAGACCGTCTTCCTACATTTGAATATGGCGATATTGTTGACACAGATTTGGCAGAATTCTCTAAATTTATTCAGCGCACAGGCTCTGTTGGTATGCTTGAAGCTGACCGCGATTTGATGAACAAAGTGAGGGAAGTTATTGGTGTAACTCCTAAACCTTTGAACTCTCCTGTTGATAAGGAGAATTTGACAAGTGTATTGGCATCTGGAGCTATGCTTCCGGGAGCACCTAAGCCAAAATCAAAGAACAAGGCATCAAGGGCAGGAAAAGGTATGCAGCCGGGTAGAAGTGGAAATGGTACAGCAACAATAGGTGGCAAAGCCAAGACACGAGATAATTCAGCGCAAAATGCGAACAACGCAGCATAAAGGTGATGACATGGCAATGATAGCGAATAGCAATAACACATATTCTCCACATTGCGGCCCCATTGTACAGCAGCCTACAACATTCCCTACAGACAGGCCCATCTTCTATAACCAGAAGCTTGAGCCTGTTTTGAAGACGAGTAATGCTCCTGCTACAAAGGCTTCAATCAATGCAGACATAGTGAGGACGTAATGCCTTGGAGTAAAGACAACGTACCTCCAGCAGCAAAGAAATTGAAGGGCAAAAAGCTTGACATTTTCATTGCTGTTGCAAACAGTGTTCTTAAACAAACTGGTGACGATGGAAAAGCAATTGCTGCTGGCCTGTCCAAAGCCGAATCATTCAAACAGAAAGGTGGCGACATGGCTACAAAGAAGCAAGGGGATGAAACCCTGAAAGCTTCTGACTATGCTTACGTACCAGACCCAGATAAGCCTTCTACGTGGAAACTGCGAATTGACGATGCTCGTCATGTAGCTGGTGCTGTAGCAGCCTTGGGGCCGGGGTATCGTGGTCAGAAAGTTGATATTCCAGCAGAACATTTGGATGCTGTAAAAGCTAAAGTGAACGCTGCACACAAGAAATTCTTCGGAGATAATGGAACCAAAGTGGACAAATCTAAAGTATTGAAAGCTTTGAACATTAAGCTGAATGACCAAGAAGTGGTTGACCCTTCTTTGTGGAGCCACATCACACACTCCATTTCTAATTTCTTGACAGGTAAAAAATATGACGACCAACGCTTGCAAGAAGCGAATGACCATGTTGAAAGCCAGCTAGAAGCAGAGAAAAAAGCAAATAAGATGAAAGCTGGTGATGAGTCTGAAACACCAATCATCAAGGCATTGAACAAAGAATTGCGTCAAGCCACTTACATTGTTTTGGAGCCAGATACAGTGGATTTGCATGGCGACACATATGAAGCCAAAGAAGTGCAAAAAGCTGCTCACAATTTCCAAATCTATTGCCGCAAAGCTTTCAAAAATCATGAAAAAGAAATTGATGGTGCGAAGATTGTGGAGAACTACATCGCTCCATCTGATATGCAAGTTGGCGAGAAGATGGTTAAGAAAGGTACTTGGCTCCAAGTGTGGCAATTCGATAAGCCTACATGGAAACAAGTGAAAAAGGGTAAATACAATGGTGTATCCATTGGTGCTTACGCAAAGGCAGAGGAGCTTTAATTATGAAGGCAAAACGCAAACTGAGCGACTTCAATTTCAAAGAAAAGGGATGTCACATCTCGTTGGTTGGGCCTTCGCAAGGTGGCCCTGCTAATGGTGTAAATACCCTCGTCTTGAAGTCTGTCGCCCCAAAGGAAGGAAAGAAAGTGAAAGCAGAAAAGAAAGCAGCGCTAGAAGCAATGATTACTAAGGCAGTGGCAGAGAAAGTCGCTGACTACAAATCTAAGGCAGATGCCTTGGAAAAAGAAAATGAAGACTTGAAAGCTGATAAAGATAAAGAAGCTAAGAAAGTTAAGAAGGCAAAGTTGGTTGAAGCTGTTGGCACTGAACGTGCAGAAGCCATTTTCAAATCTCTGAAAGATTTGAGCGGCGATGATTTTGAAGCTGTCCTTAAAGGCTTCAAAGATTCTGCTAAAAAAGAGGCTAATGGCAAAATGTTCAAAGAACAAGGTGTAGATGGCACTGCTGATGCACAAAAAGTTCAAGATGACGCAAGCAACAATGCCACTGCTAAATACCTGAAGTCGAAATATGCTCCTAAGCAATAATTCTCTTCACTTTTAAACACAGACAAAAGGAATAAGCAATGTCGATTCTCGCAACAGAAAGCCAATATGCTCGTCTGTCTTCCTTGGTGAAGATTAACGACACTCCCGAAAAATTCGAGTTCCATACAGACACACTCACTGCGAATGAGTCTGGCACTCCAACATACAATCTTGGCACAGTTCTGGGCCAAGTGACAGCAACAGGTAAGTGGAAGATTGCTGTTCAAACCGCAGTGGATGGCTCCCAAACTCCTGCCGCTGTTTACATTGGTAACAACTTCGGTCAAATTGTTTCCACTGGCCCATTTGTCGCTTCGACAGATACTAAGG